AAAAAAACCCCCAGTTCGCTGGGGGTTTTTTGTTTCGTATATTAGTGGTTTTTATAACTTTCTTATATTTATTTATAGAATATTTAACGGAGAAAAATATGGCTCAAGAACCAATATGGCCTGGTTCAGGTTCAGCAGTTAGTGGTAATACACCATTTGGAACTTATGATGATGATTCAATTTATCAATCAGAAGCTCCAAAGTTCGCTGACTGGTGTTCAAAACGATTAGGTTATCCACTAATGAATGTGGAATTACAAGATAAACAATTTTATGCTTGCTTAGAGGAAGCTGTGACTGAATATTCAGCACAAGTAAATCAATATAATATTAAAGACAATTTACTTTCCTTGCAAGGACAACCAACATCATCAAACTTAACTCATAAGAGAGTAACCCCGAATTTGGGAAGAAGTGTATTCTTATCACAAGCTTACGGAACTGAAGCTGGAGTCGGTGGTTTCGTAGATACTAAATCTGGTTCTCTTGATGTAGTTAGTGGTTCACAAGATTATGATGTAAACGCTTTATTCGCAGAAGTAAGTGAGAGTGGTAATGCAATAGAACTGAAAAAGGTATTTTATGAGGAATCACCAGCAGTTCAAAGATATTTTGACCCGTATGCTGGAACAGGAGCTGGGACAATGAATATGATGGACCAGTTTGGATTCGGTGATTATTCACCAGCAGTATCATTTTTAATGATGCCGGTATACGCAGATATGTTGAGAATACAAGCTATTGAGTTGAATGACCAAATCAGAAAATCAGCATATACATTTCAATTAAGAAATAATAAATTAAGAATTTTCCCTAAACCAACTAATGATTATAAATTACATTTTAATTATGTTGTTACGGCTGATAGGGATAATGCAATGGTTACAGAATATTCAGGAAGTTCAAATGTAATTTCCGACTTTTCCAACGCACCATATGATAATATGAATTATGGAAGTATTAATGATGTGGGAAGACAATGGATTAGAAAATATGGTTTAGCTCTAACAAAAGAACTACTTGGAATAATAAGAAGTAAGTATGGAGCAATACCAATCCCAGGCGCTGAAACAAGTTTAGATGGAGACACTTTACGAACTGAAGCATCAACGGAGAAAGAAGTTCTTGTTACACAACTTAGAGAAATGCTTGACCAAACTTCTCGTAGAGCACTACTAGAAGCGGACAAAGATGAATCGGAGTTCCTACAAGAAAAACTTAAACGAGTCCCATATCCAATCTACATAGGTTAGGAGTGAGAGATGGCCAACCCACGATTTTTTGGAAAAAATGATTTAGATTTATTTGATAGAGTTAATAAAGAACTTATCGGTGATTTAAATAACGCAAATAGTGGAATAATTGACCAGACTGTGATAGTTTATAAAATATCAGCAACTAACACAGAAACAAATATGTATGGTGAATCATCAAGTGGAAAGGTTTGGAAACCTGGTATTGAAATAGCTTGTTTGGTTGCATCAGATGATATGACATATAATACAGATGAATTTGGTCCTGATTTAAGACAAAATGGAACATTCTCTTTTGTGAGACAATCTTTGAGGGATTTAAGTTTAGTATTGGAAATAGGAGATGTTATCGAGTGGTTTACAGCTTATTGGGAAATAACAAATATTAATGAAAATCAATTAGTAGGTGGACAATATAAGCAACTTGACGGACAACACATTCATTCAGTCGTGTGTAGTGCTAACTTGTTAAGACGAAGTAATCTTAACATTGAAGAAGTGAGAAGTATTTAATGGAACGAAGTAAGACTTTACCAAAAAACGAAGAGATATTATCAACAAGAGAGAATTTTAATAGAGGGTATGATACCACTCGAACTGATGATAAAGATAAACTTGTATCAATTGGTTTAATGGATATTGACGCAGCTGTAATGTATTACTTTAATGAGGTAATTAAACCAGAAGTAATAGATAATAATGAAAAAATACAAGTTCCTGTTTATTATGCAAATCCTGAAAGATGGAAAATTATTCAAAGAAATGGATATCTTAGAGATGTCAAAGGACAAATGGTTACACCATTAATTATATTTAAAAGAACATCAGTTAACAAGGATACAAATAATACTTTTATAGCTCGTTCAATTAGTCCAGCATCATCAAATTATACATTTAAAAAGAAATATACAAAAGAAAATAGATTTACACAAACTTCTACATTATACAGTAATGATGAACCATTGGAAGAAGCACACAATGTTGTGATGCCAAGTTTTGTAACAATTAATTATAATTGTATTATATTTACACCTTATATAGACCAAATGAATCAAATTGTAGAAAAAATTAGTTGGTCAAAAAATTCATATTGGGGTGAACCCGATAAATTTAAATTTAAAGCTGGTATAACAACCTTCACAGATGCATCTGAATTTGAAGGAGAAAGAATTATTAAAACTACATTTGATTTGAGTATGAAAGGGTATCTGATTCCATATTCATTTGACAACATAGTCAACACACAAAAAGAATATTCAGATAGAATTGGGTTAGAGATAGGAGTTTAATAGTGGCCAAAAGAACAAAACCATTACCAAGAAAAGAACGAATACTAAAAGGTAGAGAACTTAATAGGGGATTACAAAGAGGTAGAGGTTCTGAAACAAACCAACGAAACGATAATGTAAAAAATATTTCAGTTGGATTAATGGATGTTGATGCGGCAATTATGTATTACTTTAACGAAGTAATAAAACCAAGAGTAGTTATAAATAAACAAGAAGTAAAAGTTCCTGTATTTTATGCTAACGCAGAAAGGTGGAAGTCTATACAAAAAGATGGATATGTTCGTGATGTAAAACAACAATTGATTACACCATTGATTGTATTTAAAAGAGTATCTATCGAATCAAATGAAGCTTTACCAATTGATAAATTGGATGCTAACGACCCAAAACAATTTTATACATTTGAGAAAAAATATTCTAAAAGTCAAAGGTATGATAGATTTTCAGTCCAACAAGGTATATTACCACAAAAGGAATATTATACAACAGCTGTCCCTGACTATATGAATCTAAACTATGAATGTATTGTATGGACACCTTACATTGAAGATATGAATAAAATTATTGAACAAATCAATTTTTCTGAAGGAGCTTATTGGGGAGAACCAAATAGATTTAAATTTTTATCATCAATAGATTCGTTTGAAGACGCAACAGAGATGTCTGACAACGAAAGAATTATCAAGACAACCTTTAATATGAGTTTCAAAGGTTATCTCGTTCCCGAGTCATTTAACGAGTTTATGACTACACAGAGATACTTCACACCAAAACAAGTGGTGGTTGAAGATGAATCTGGATTGACAATATCATCATTATTTTCACCCGATAGTAGAAGTGAAAAAGTTAGTATTTTTTCAATGGGTAAATCGTCTTTACCGAGTGGATTAGGAAGTGCAACAGATTTTATAAGAGGAGCATCAGTTGGGACTGGTAATCAAGCACAAGATTTAGAATTTACAAATACTTTTGGTGGCAGAACTTATTATATAATGAGGGGGAGTGGAGAACCTACTTCTTCAAGAGATGATAAAGCATTAATATCAGTTTCAAATGCAAATTCTACTTATAATTTAAAATCATTCAGAGTCTCTGGTAGTCAATCATCATCCTTATCTGCAAGTCAAGGACAAGTTTATCAACCAACATTAGAAAGTGATAGAAGAATAATGAGTTCATCAGTTCAAGTAAAATTAAATGGATTAGAGATTACATCAGCTAATGAACAAGTTGGATATACAAGTGGATTTGATTATTATGTATCAAGTTCATATAAAGATGTGGTAATAAGAAAAAGACAATCAGATAATTCAGGATTTACTATAACAAATAGTGATTATGTAACAATCATATTTCAAAGTGAGATGACATAATGGCAAGAAAAGAATTAGTAGGATTAAAAACAAAGACAAGACCATTTATGTTACCAGTAAGTGAATCATCATTTTCTGCAGATAGAATACAATTTAAAGATACTGGTAGTATTAATTTAAATTATAGTATAGACAACAAAAATGGTTTCCCAGTAGTAGATACAGATATAATACATTTATCGAGTGGGAATGAAAGATATTATCAACAAAGAGAACATTTCACATTTTCAGATATAGATAGTTCAACTTCAGTATATAATGAATTTACACCAATAATAGCTGACAATTATCGTATCAGAAATGGTTCATTACGAATATTTATTAATGGTATTGAACAATTGTCAAATGTTGACCAAACTGAATCAGCATCAGCAGATTTTTTTATTGATACAACACAAACAAAGTTTAGGGTTCACAAATTAACATTTGATAATTTTGGAATGGAATTAAAAAGTGGGTCAGTAGTAACAGAAGGTGATAGTAATTTTTTACCACCAACAACAACAGGAGATGGAAGTGAATCTTCCATACAAATTAGTTTTCAAAGAGAGGCGTCAGTATGACATTAATTGATTTAACAACACAAGCACAAGCCCCACAATCTGGTGGTTTGACTTTACAAAGTTCAGAAACTACAAGTTCTTTAACTGGATTATATACATTAGAGTTTGATAATATTAATGTAGATAATATCGGAACAGGTAGTTTGAATATTGGAACAGTCAATACATTAACAGCAGGTAAATTAAAATTAGCTCACCCAACAGACCCAGTTATTATGGATGCTAATGATAATAAAGTAATACAAATTTTAACATCGGGTGTTCCAAGTGGTAGTATAAAAGTGTTCGGTGATTTAACAGTTGAGGGTTCATCATCATTTAATAATGTTGAAAGATTTACGGTAGAAGACCCAATTTTAGATTTAAATTTTGTAGGAGATACTGCAGGTTCATCAACAGATTCTGGATTAAGAGTTGGTAGAGCGGGGTTAACAAATGCACAATTATTATTTGACCATAGTGAAACCAGATGGGCAATAGACAATACAAGTGGTTCGTTAATAAACCTTGTTGGTATTTCAACAGAAGATATATTAACTAATAAAACAATTACTGGACTAAAAACTTCAACAATGGCTAATCAAGCCGACTTAACATTTAGTGGAGACGGAGAAGTATTAGGATTACCAGCTAATCCAAGTGAACAAGGTTCTGGTGTTTCAAAAGCGTATGTAAACGCACAATTAACTAGTAGTGTAAGTTCATCAGGAACAGATTATTTAAGAAAGAATTTTGTAAAAGTAGCCGCAGGAATAAGTGGTTCAAATACAGCAAGTTTTGAAGCAGTAACAGCGTCAGCTCCAACCGGTATGACAGCAACAAGTGAAAATGATTTTATATTCTTTATGAATGGTGGATATATGGAACATAACGCTTTAGAAGTAGAACAAAACGGAACATCATTTTTATTAAAAGTTGATGTAACTAATATGGGATACAATTTAGAATCAGATGATGAAATCATCGCACACGGAAAGTTTGATTCATAATGGCCGATTTAAAGAGAAAGCAGTTAAGACAATTTTTATCAGGTTCGTTTAATATAACGGGGTCACTAAATGTAACTGGTTCAGTTGAATTTGATAAAAACATTAGTGGTTCAATCACTTCTACTGGTTCGTTTAGTAGATTACAAGGTGATACAATATCAGTAACACATTCACCATATGCAAGTGGTTCTGGTGTTCAAGCACTTATGGACGCAACTGGTTCTTATGCATCAGCTTCAACAAAATATGTAAAAGAATCTCAAACAGGTTCATTTGGTAGTGGTTCTGATGTTCAAAATATTTTAAATACCTATGTTCAACAATCAGAATCAAGTTCTTTTGCAAGTGGTTCGGATTTACAGACTATACTTGCAGAAAGTTCTTCATATGTAGTTGAAAGTGAAACAGGTTCATTTTTACAATTTTCAGATACAGCATCATTTTCAACACTGCATGTTGAGGGTAATATTACAACATCAGGTTCTATTACAGCACAAAGATTTAATACAGAAATTGTTTCATCATCAGTAATATTTGCAAGTGGTTCTACTAGATTTGGTGACACAATTGATGATACACATAATATAACTGGTTCATTATTTGTAAGTGGTAATGTTACATTCGATACGAATTTAACTGGTTCATTAACTTCAACTGGTTCATTTGGAAATATACAAATAGGTAATTTTGGTGGATTACCATTTGCAAGTGGTTCTGACTTACATCAAATACTTGCACAAAGTGCATCATATGTGGTAGAATCCGAAACATCTTCACTACATCAAGTTCTACAAGAATCAGCTTCATATATGGTATCAGACCAAACTGGTTCTATGGGATTAGTAACATTAGGTAATAATATAACTGGTTCAATTACTTCAACGGGTTCTTTTGGTAGAGTTGATGTAGCAGAAAATACATTTATACTTGGTAATTTGGGAATTGGGACAAGCACACAAGGAAACAGACTTCAAGTTGCAGGTGATGCAACTATTGTTGGAGCTCTTGATGTTCTCAATTCAGTAAGTGGTGGGATAAGTTCAACTGGTTCATTTGGATATGTGGAAGCACTAGGAGTTAAACTTGTAAATTCAAACCAAACTGCTTCTTTCGGAAGTGGTTCTGACTTACATCAAATACTTGCAGAAAGTTCTTCTTACTTACTTAATAGTGACACTAGTTCATTGGGAGCAACTTCAATATCTTCAACATTATCAGTAGTTGGAGACATTTCAACATCAGGTTCGGTTATTGCAAGAGAATTTAAAACAGAATTTGTATCATCATCTATTATATTCGCATCAGGTTCTCAAATATTTGGTAATTCCGAAGATGACACACACGCATTTAGTGGGTCGGTAAATATCGGTGATATGGTCTTATCTGGTAGTCGAGTCGGAGTATCTAGTGACTTGGACTTATTAACTCTTTCTACCAACAACCTAACGATAAACGGGGGTATTGTTGTAGATGACGGAGCGAATATTGGTGTAGATTCCGATACGAATTTACTAACTTTAAATGACCAAAGTCTTGTTATTAATGGAACATTAGATTCAACTGGTAGAATTGATGCACAATCAGGACTTCAAGTATCAGGTTCATCATTACAAGTAGGAAATGATTTAACACTAAACTACACTTCCCCAGTTAGTCATAGTTTAATGTTTGTAAATTATACAGACAAAACTGTGGATTTACTTCCCGCAGCTTCATCAAGTGGCCAGTTAGCTCAATTCAATGGAACTAGTTGGGTAATTACTGATGAAATTGACGGTGGAAGTTTCTAAATAAAAAGTCAAACTTTTCAACTTTCTTATATTTATTAATGACTATAAATATAGTTAAATTTTATATAAAATAAGTAAAACCATATGGCTCAATCAATTAAATTAAAACGAAGTGCCGTTGTTGGTAAAACACCACAAACATCATCTTTAGAATTAGGTGAGTTAGGGATAAATACTACCGATGGTAAAATCTATTTTCATCGCTCAAGTTCGAGTGATGATTCCATTCAAAGCGTCCTAACAACAGACGCAACTATAACTGGTTCACTAAAATTATCTGGTTCACAACACCTTTCAGGTTCATTAAATGTAATGGACGATTTAACTTATGGTGGTAATTTAACCGCATCATTAGGTTCAACATCATCTTTTAGTAGATTAATATCAGTAGCTACAGCTTCCATAGGATACTTGGAAGTAACAGGTAGTAATTTCGCAGTATTTGATACCGAAACTGGTTCATTTGCATCAGGTTCTGATTTACATCAAATATTAGGTGAAAGTGGTTCTTATTTAGTAGATACCGATACCGGTTCATTAGGTAAAGTAACATTAGTTAGTGATATAACTAGTTCAATAACTTCAACTGCTTCATTCGGTAAAATATTTGGAGACGGAAGTGATTTAGACAATGTTGCAGACCCAACCGCTATTAGTGGTTCTTTTCAAGGTGGTGGTTCAAATCTAATTAGTGGTTCTATTATTTCAACTGGTTCATTTGGTAAATTGTTTGGTGATGGTGGAAGCTTAAC